ATGCTGCTGATCCGCGAGCCCACCGGGCCGCTGGGCGAGCAGATCCGCGGCGGCGGCAACGCGCTGCTGGTGTCCGAAAAAGGCGACGCCAAGCTGCTGGAGATCGGCGCCACCGCCTCGACGACCAACACAGGCAGCCAGCGCGCCGCCCAAATAAGTAATCTTACCTAGTAATTTTTACCTTGCCCAATCTGCCCAGTTTAGATTATGAATTTCTTCATGATGGCGAAACGCGCGGACAACCGCAGCGCACCCACCCATCCCCCCACCATCGCGGAACTCAGATGACCGAAGCAACGCCCTCCCCCCCGGAGCCGGCCACCGCCGATCCGCGCGTCGAGACGCTCGAACGCCGCATCGCTGAACTTGAGGCCACGCATCGTACTCGTCTGGTCCGTGCCGAACTCAAGGCAGAGGCGGTGCGCGCCGGCATGGTCGATCTCGACGGCCTCAAACTGGTCGATCTCGCCACTGTCGAAGTCGGCGACGATGGCGAGGTCAAGGGCGGCGAGGCGCTGATGCGCAATCTGCGCCGCGCCAAGCCGTGGCTGTTCGGCCAGGCCAGCACCTCCAGCACCGCCGCCGCGCCGCCCGCCATCCCGCCTGGCGCAAGGCGGGCGAAAGACATGACGCACGATGAATGGCGGGCCGCCCGCGCCGAGTTGCTCCGCCCCCGCTGACCCCGGCTGGCAGCGCCTCCCCGGCGCATCTCGCCCCACATCGCCCTGAGCTTTCCCAACCCGTTCCCCACACGAGGATCGCGCCCCCATGGGTATCCAGAACTTCCCTCTCGCGCTGCAGCCGATCATCCAGCAGGGCTTCCTCGAACGCGAATTCGAGGCGGCGATGCAAAGCCGCCTCGGCTACCGCGCCTGCGCCGACCGCGAGGATTTCGCCGTCGGCATCGGCGAAACGCTCACCAAAACCCGCGCCGGCCTCAAGGCTTCGGTCATCACGCCGCTCAACCCGGCCACCAACACCAATCTGGACAACGGGCTGACGCCCCAGGGCTTCTCGGTCGAGCAGTTCACCATCACGCTCAACCACTACGCCGCCTCGACCGACCTCAACATGGTCACCAGCCGCGTCGGCATCGCCAGCCAGTTTCTGCTGAACGCCGGCATCAACGGCGAACAGGCAGCCCGCTCGCTGGACGAACTGGCCCGCAACGCGCTGTTCAGCGCCTATATGGGCGGCAACACGCGCATCACGCAGACGCTCGCGGCAGCCGGTTCGACCGTCAAGGTGGATGATATCCGCGGATTTCAGACCGTCTCGGTCAACGGCGTGCAAACCACCGTCGGGTCCAGCGCATCGCTTGCCGTCAGTATCAACGGAAACAACTACACGCTGATCGGCGCTACGGCCGACTCCGAAAACGGATCGGCCGCCCTGCCTACCGGTGGCCAGAGCGGCACACTCACGTTCACGACCAATGTCTCGGTCAACGACGGCACGGCGAACAACACGGTCCAGGCATTCAACGCCCCCCTCATCGCGCGCCCCAATGGACGCCTCAACACCTCCCAGCTGACCGCCACCGACGTGCTGGACATGAGCACGCTGCTCAACGCGGTGGCGACATTGCGCTCCAACGCGGTCCCGGAGATCGATGGCGTGTTCAACTGCTATCTCGATCCGGTCTCCGCCCGCCAGCTCTTCGCCGATGAGGCGTTCCGCCAGCTTTTCACCGGCGCCACCTCCGCCAACCAGGTGTTCAAGAGGGGTATGATCAACGACTTCCTCGGGCTGCGCTTCATCCCCACCACGGAAGCTTTCGTCACATCGATCGGTGGCGGCAACAACGCGCTCGTCCGCCGCCCGATCATCTGCGGCAAGGGCGCGCTGGTGGAGGGCGATTTCGCCGGTATGAAGGACACCGACGTGACACCGAAGGACGCCATCGTCTCGATGGTGGACGGTATCGCCATGGTCACCCGCGAGCCGATCGACCGGCTGCAGCAGATCATCGCCCAGAGCTGGTATTGGATTGGTGGTTTCTGCGCCCCCACCGACATCACCACCACCCCCCAGACCATCCCTACCGCCAGCCCCGCCGCCTACAAGCGGGCCGTGGTGGTCGAGCATATCGGCTAGGCGGCGGGCGCGCCCATGGCCTTCACCGACACCGAGAAGACCGACATCCGCCGCTTCTGCGGCTATCCCGCCTATGGCGGCACGTCGCAGGGCTTCAATGGCTGGCGCTTCTATCAGGCCTATGGCGCGCTCGAATACCGCATGCAGTTCCTCTCCGGCGCGGAGGAGGCGGTGGTCCGCCACCAACTCGCCACGCTACGTCAGCTGGAGGCGGCGATCCCCGCCGCCTCCGCCACGCTGGACACGGAGCAGGCCGCTGTCTGGACGCGCAACGCCGACGAGGTTCGCGAACGCTCCCGCCTGTTCGATGACTGGCGGCGGCGGCTCTGCGGCTTCTTCGGCCTGCCGCCCGGCCCCGCTTTGTCAGAGGCCGGGCTGAGGATCGTGGTGTGATGCATCAGGCACTGTTGGAGGACATCATCCGCCGCGGCGTCGGGCGTGGCGCCGCCGCCGCCGGCGGGTGGTGCGACGCCTACCGCCCGCACGGTCCATACGATCCGCTGGCTTCCGCCAACCGCTTCCTCCGCCTGCCCGTCATCCTCGCGCCGCCGGGCGGGTTCACTCAGCCCGTCGGCTACGGCGCGGCGGTCTGGACCGCACAGTTCGACGCGGCGGCCACGCGCCCCGGCGACTATTTGGTCCGTCCCGAAGCACAGGGCGAGGAACGCGCCGTCTGGTTCATCGCCGCCCAGCAGGCATTGCTGCCGGTGCTGTGCGTCCACGCCACCCGCATCGTTGCCTTCCACCGCCCCGCTCCGCAATCCGCCATCGGCATCAACCCCTATGGCGGGGTGCTGCGGGGCGGCGCGATCCCGCTCGCCAGCGGCTGGCCCGCCAGCGTGCTGACCGGCGGCGCGGGGCTCGATCCGGCGAACCTGCCCGCCGATGCCACCCCCGGCGGCTGGTCCGTGCTGCTCCCGCCGCTCGGCGGCGTGGTGCTGCGCGCCGGCGATCTGATGACCGACGATCTCGCCCGCACCGGCATCGTCGCAGCCGCCGAACGCACCGATCTCGGCTGGCGCCTCCAGGTGCGCCAGGCCACGACGTAGCTGGGTTTGCCTCCCACCCTGACGATGGAACCCCGCAATGGCCGACCAATCCGATGTCGAGACCGCCCTCGTCGCGGAGGTCGCTGCCATACTTTACCCGCTTGGGCCCAAGGCCCCGTCGGTGCTGAACCGCCTGTGCCGCATCTATCGCGGCTGGCCGCATAGCGCGTCTCTGGACGCTGACCTCGCCGAAGGCCACGTCAACGTCACGGTGTTCCCCGATCCGCGCCACGAACGCGTCACCACACGCTATCCCGCCGAATTCCAGATCGTCGCCCGCGCCACGCCAACCTATACCGTCGCCACAACGCAGGCCGACGCCACCATCGGCGGCACGCCGGGCGGCGGGCAACTGGTCGGGCTGCTGGTGGACAACATCGCCGTCGTGCATCGCACCGCGCCGTCCGACACTCCCGAACTCGTGGCCAGAATCCTCGCCGCCGACCTCGCGACGCAACGCCTCGCCTTCGCCGCTGGCGCCACGATCAATCTTCCCGGCGCGGCCCGCATCACCGGCCGCGTGGTGGCCGATCAGGTGGCACGTTCCGAAACCCGCCGCCAGCGCCAGGGTTTCCGCGTCAGCCTCTGGTGCCCCGACCCCGCCACCCGAGACGCCTGTGCCTCGACCATCGACGCCGCGCTCTCGGCGATCGACTTCATCGCCCTGCCGGACGGCACGGCCGGCCGGCTACTGTTCCATGGCTCAACCACGATCGACCAGGCGGAGAACGCCGCTCTGTTCCGCCGCGACCTGACTTACAGCGTGGATTACGCCACCACCGTCTCGGCCACGCTGCCCTCACTGATCTTCGGCGACACCGCATTCGCCGCCGATCACGGCCCGACGATCCGCGCCTGCATCGGCTGATCCGCTCCCCCCTTCGGAGAAACCCTCATGACCCCGACCCTCGTCGTCGTGCGCCCGTTCGGGACGCACGCGAAAGGCGACGCCATCGCCGATGCCGCCACGGTGGCGCAAATTCTCGCCACCGAACACGCCACCAAGGTGGTGCGCGTGTTTGCCACGCCGACCCCGGCATCGGCGCAGGCCCCCGCGGCCCCACAGCAGGGAGGCTGATCCGCCATGCCTATCGTCCAGCAGGGCGCGATTAACACCACCGCGCTGGTGGTGCCCGATCTCTATGTGCAGATCGTCCCGCCGCAGAATCTCGTGCTCAACGGCGTGCCCACCAACGTCATCGGCGTGGTTGGCACCGCCTCCTGGGGGCCCGTCGGCCAGCCGGTGATCGTCGGCACCATGGCCGACTACGCCAGCAATTTCGGGCCGGTGATGGCCCGCAAATACGATCTTGGTACGCCGGTCGCCACCGCCGTGCAGCAGGGGGCGTCCGCCTTCCGCTGCGTGCGCGTTACCGACGGCTCAGATTCCGCCGCGCAGTATGAGTTGCCGAACACCACTTTCCTGTTCACCGCGCTCTACACCGGCAGCCTGGGCAACAGCATCGGCGTCACGCTGTCCACCGGCAGCGCGGCCGGTACCTGGCGGCTGACTGTGGTGCTCCCCGGCCTGCCACCGGAGGTGTTCGACAACATCGCCGGCTCGGGCGCCGCGTTCTGGACCGCGCTGGCGGCGGCGGTGAACAACGGGATCACCAACCAGCGCGGCCCCAGCCAGCTGGTCGTCGCCTCCGCCGCCGGCACCTCGGTCGCTCCGTTCGCGTTCAGTTACACGATGACCGGCGGCGTCCAGGGCACCGACGGCGCGTCCGGCGTCACCGCCGCGGCGCTGGTGGGTCAGGATGTCCCGCCCCGCCACGGCATGTATGCGTTGCGCGGCCAGGGCTGCTCCATCGGCGTGCTGTCGGATGCCGACGATGCCTCCACCTGGGTCGTCCAGGCCGGGTTCGGTCTGTCCGAGGGGCTCTACATGATCATCCCCGGCCCGGCGGGCGACACGATCATCGACGCGGTGGAGGCGAAGCAATCCACCGGGCTGGACAGCTACGCCGCCAAGCTGATGTTCGGCGACTGGCTCTACTGGAACGATCAGGTCAACGGCATCCTGCGACTTGTGTCGCCGCAGGGCTTCGTCGCCGGTCGGTTGGGGAATCTCTCGCCGGAGCAGTCGAGCCTGAACAAGCCGCTCTACGGCGTCGTCGGCAGCCAGAAATCCGGCCAGCCGGGCACCGGCCAAGCCAATTCCTACTCCTCGGCCGAACTCGCCGCGCTGCTGCAGGCGGGCATCGACGTGATCACCAACCCGCAGCCCGCCGGCAGCTTCTGGGGCGTGCGCGGCGGCCACAACTCCAGCTCCAACGCCGCCACCAACGGCGACAACTACACGCGGATGACCAACTACATCGCCGCGACCCTTGCCTCGGGGATGGGCCAATATGTCGGCCAGGTCATCACCGCGCAGCTGTTCCAGCGCATCCGCGCCACCCAACTCGCCTTCCTGCAGAACATGCTCAGCCAGGGCCTGCTCGGTAGCACCGACGGCTCGGTGCCGTTCAGCGTGATCTGCGACATATCGAACAACCCGGCGAGCCGCACCGGGCTGGGCTATGTGCAGTCCGATGCGCAAATCCAGTACCAGGCGATCAACGAGAAGTTCATCGTCAACATCGAGGGCGGCCAGACCGTGCAGGTTCAGGTCCAGACCCTGCCGACCAGCACTCCGGCACTCACCGCGTAATCACCGAGGACACGCACAGACATGCCCAGCAACACATTCTCGGTCGGCCGCGACTGCCAGCTTGTCGTCATGGGTCCGTTCGGCCGCGTCGATCTTACCCATGTCACCGGGTTCGACAGCCGCCAGGTCACTTCCGCCATCCGTATCGACCGCATCGACGGCGTGCTGCTCGCCGCCGAACTGCCGAAAGGCTGGGAGGGCACGTTCGAGCTCGAACGCGGCTCCTCCACCGCCGACGATTTCATCGCGCGGCTGGAGGCGAGCTACCTTTCGGGGGCGCCGATCACGCCTGGCACGCTGTATCAATACGTGCAGGAGACGGACGGCTCGACCTCGACCTACCAATACAACTCGGTGGTGTTCAAATTCGCCCAGGCCGGCAGCTGGCGCGGGGATCAGAGCGTGAAGCAGCGCCTGGAATTCTTCGCCGCCACCCGCACCCGCGTCTGAGCCGCGCCATGCCGCCGCAGGACACGCCCTCCTCCCGGCTGATCGCCGCCGCCCAGGCCGCCCCCGAGGTGACCGATTCGCAGGGCCGTCGCATCGCGCTGAGACGGCTCACAGCGCTGGACAAGCTGCGTCTGTTCAAGGCGGCCGGGCCGGGGCTGTCGCAGAACCAGCCCTGGCTCGGCATGGCGGTGCTGGCGGCCTCGGTCGCCGCGATCGACGACATTCCGGTGCCGCCGCCCGGCACCGAGGCGCAGATCGAGGCGCTGGTCGCCCGGCTCGGCGATCCCGGCCTCGCCGCAATCGCCACCGGGCTCGACGCCGCCGCGCCACCGGTAGAACTCGCGCCCCACGCGGGAAACTGAGCCGGCACCCCGATCTGGTCGATTGCCTGTTCCTGGTACGGAACGGGGTGCCCTTCGACATCGCCTTCAGCCTGCCCCCGGAAGACCGCCTCGCCTGGGTGGTCGCACTCGGCACGCTCGACGGCAACGAGTTCGACTTCGCGCTGATGCGCTGGAAGGATCGCGGATGAAGCTCGCCGATCTTGCCGCCGGCCTCGCCCGCCTCGACCTCGACGCGGTCGCTACCACTGCGCTGGCGGCGCAGGCGAACTCCATCGGCGAGGCGGTGCGCGAGGCGCTCTCCCACCCGCCCGGCCCGGCGCACGTCTATCCCTGGAAGCAATCCGGCACGCTGCAGGCCAGCATCGCCGTCGCCGCCGAGGGGAGCGAGGCGGTGATCGGCTCGAACGATCCGGTCGCGTCCTGGCAGGAGCACGGCACCGCAAGCATCCCGCCGCGCCCGTTCCTCGCCCCGGTCGCCGCCGCGCAGGCCGAGGCGACGGCGGGCGCCATCGGCGCGGCGGTGGCCGCCGCCATTGGAGGCGTGTGATGGACGAGGCCTATCTGATCGGCATCCGCCTCGCGCTGGACAACGGCGTCAGCGCCGGCATCGCCACCATCTCGCGCGAACTCGCCGCGCTCGACGCCGCCATCGCCACCACCACGGCGCATCTGCAACGGCTCGAAGAGGTTGCTTCGTCAGTCGCCCAGGGCGCGGCCATGCAGGTGCCGACCCTCGATCTCCCGGCACCGGCACCGACGCCCGCAGCGCCGGAGCCCCCGCCTTCCGCCTCGTCCGCCCAGCCCGCGCGAGCCGCCCCATCCGCTCATCCACCGCAACCCCCTTCTCCCCTCCCCTTGCGGGAGGGGTTGGGGGAGGGGGGAAGCCGCACCATACCCTCCGCCGCGTCGCAACCGCAGCAGGCCGCGCCCGCCCCGCAGACGCTCCAACCCACGGCAACCTCCTCTCCCGTCCCCGTGCGGGAGGCGCCGGGGCACGGCGCCAGCGTCGCCATTTCCCCCGCGCCTCCACCGCCTCAACCGCGGCAAGCCGCACCCACGCCCCAGAAGTCCCCGACCACCCCAGTTCCTTCTCCCCTCCCCTTGCGGGAGGGGCTGGGGGAGGGGGGCAGCCGTGCGATCCCTCCACCCGTGGCGACCGGTCCGGCAACCGTCCCGCTGCCTCAGCGCCAACCCATCCCGGCCCCGGCGCTCCCGCCGCTCCCGGCTGCGCAGGCGCTGAAGCCGCCGATCCCGCCGCCCACGCCACGCGCTCTGCCGCCGCCGCCGCGTTCCAAGGCCCCGGCGCCTTCCGCCCAGATGGCCGTCGCGCCGGTTATCCCACCGTCCCCCGTCGCACCGACCCGCCGCGAGCCGGACCAAGCCGGGCCCACCCATGGTGATGTCTTCCTCGACGGCAACCGGGTCGGCACCTGGCTCTCCGACCGCCTCGCCCGCGCCGCCTCCCGGCCCCAGGCCGGGGCAACCGGTGTCGATCCGACGCTGACCCCGGCCTGGCCGGGGACGCTGCAACAGTGAACCGGGCACCTACCCAATGAACTTCTCCCTGCTCCTCGGCCCGGTGTTCTTCCTTGATTTCGAGGTCCCCGAACGCATCAGCTTCGGCGGCGGTCAGCGCCTCGCCATCCAGCGCCTCCCCGGCGGCGGAAGGGTGATCGACGCGATGGGGCGCGACGATGCGGATCTCGTGTGGTCCGGCATCTTCACCGGTCCCGACGCCGCCGACCGCGCCCGCCTGCTGGATGCGCTGCGCGTCCAGGGCGCGGTGCTGCCGTTGACCTGGGACGCGTTCTTCTACTCGGTCGTCATCGCCCGCTTCGAGGCCGAGTACGCCCATGCCAACTGGGTGCCCTACAAGCTCACCTGCACGGTGCTGCGCGACGAGGCGGCCAGCGCCGCCGCACCCGGCAGCGATCTCGCCGGCAGCGTGCTCGCCGATCTCGCCAGCGCGAGCGGCGCGATCGACACCGGTGCGGCCACCGTCGCAATCACCGCCGCCGAGGCCACCAGCCGGGGCACGGCCGGCTACGCCGCCGCCACGGTTGCGGTCTCCGCCCTCGCCACGCAGCTCAACACGACCATCGCCACCAACGAGACCACGCTGTCGGCCGCGTCGCTCGCCACCGCCGCCGGACTGACCCAGGCCGCCGACGCGGCGGGCACGCTGGCCGCCGCCACCCGAGCCAGGGGCTACGTCGCCCGCGCCACCGTCAATCTCGCCAACGCCGGCACCTGAGAGGCGCGATGCGAACCCTTACCACCGCCGGCGGCAACCTCTTCGCCATCGCCGCCATCGAACTCGGCGACGCGACGCAATGGATCCGTATCGCCGCGCTGAACAACCTGTCCGACCCGATGCTGCAAGGCGTCGTGACGCTCGACTTGCCGGACAATGACCCGAACGCCGGAGGCGGCATTGCCAGCCAATGACGGCTCCATCCTGCGCCAGCCCACGCTGATCGTGCTCGCCAACGGGGTCCCGCTCGCCGCCCCGCTCGCCGCCGAGGTGATCAGCAACAACCATCGCGCGGCCGACCGCTTCCACGTCACCGCGGCACTTCCCGCGCCGCCGGACGCCGCGATGTGGGCGGCCACCGCGCCCATCGCGGTCGATATCCGCATCGCGCTCAACGGTGGCACGGCGGTCAGCCTGATCCAGGGCAACGTGGACAGCGTGGAGATCGACGCGCTCACGGGTCATCTCACGATCGAGGGCCGCGACAATACCGCCGCCCTGATCGAGGCCCGTACGCAAGAAACCTTTGCCAACCGAACCTCCAGCGAAATCGCCGCGCTGCTTGCCGCCCGCCACGGGCTCACGCCCGATGTCGCCACCACCACGACGCCGGTCGGCCGCTACTGGCAGCTGGAACATGACCGCATCACGCTCGACCAGTTCAGCCGCGCCACCACGGAATGGGACCTGCTGACCAATCTCGCCGCGCATGAGGGGTTCGATGTCTGGGTCAGCGGGACCACGCTGCATTTCCGGCCCGCCGCCTCCGCCGCCGTAAGCCCAACGCCCTCGGTCACGCTCGCGGCGGTCGCCACCGCGTCCGGTCCCGCCAACGTCACCGCGCTGCGCCTCGAACGCGCCCTCACCCTCGCCGGCGCGATCCAGGTCACCGTGAAGAGCTGGCATAGCCGCATGGGTACAGCCTGCGCGCAGAGCGTGAGCGGGGGCAGCGGCGGCACGCCGCGAAATTACGTCTACGTAGCGCCAAACCTCACACCCGACGCGGCGCTGAAGCTGGCGAATACCAAGCTGGCCGAACTCGCCAAACACGAGCGCGTCGTCGTCGCCGACATGCCGGGCGAACTGACCCTCATGCCGCGCATGAGCATCGACGTCGGAGGCACGGGCACCGCTTTCGATCAGCTCTACTGGATCGACGAGATCACCCGCTCGCTGGACTGGCGTAACGGCTTCACGCAGCGAATCCGCGCCCGCAACGTCACCGCCGCATCACCAGTCGCGCAAGGAGGCTGACCAACATGCAGCGATTCCTGAACGCGGTGAAGTCGCACGCCGCCGCGCTGGATCACGCCATGGGCCAGCCGCGCTTCGGCCTCGTCACCAGCGTCGATCCGCAGCGCTATGCCGCCCGCGTCGCGTTGCAGCCCGAGGGAGTGATCACCGGCTGGCTGCCCATCGCCACGCCATGGGTCGGCTCCGGCTGGGGCCTCGTCTGTCCGCCTGCGCCCGGCGACCAAGTGCTGGTGCTGCCGCAGGAGGGCAACGCCGAGCATGGCGTGATCGTCGGCCTCAGCTTCTCCGACCGCGCCCGGCCGCCGCAGGACACGCCGGCGGGGGAGTTCTGGCTCGTGCATCGCAGCGGAACCTCGCTGAAGCTCGCCAATGACGGCACGGTGCGCATCAACGGAGACCTGCACGTCGCCGGCGACGTCTACGACAGCGCCGGATCGCTCTCGCGGCTGCGCGGCCATTACGACCAGCATACCCATCCCGGCTCCGCCAGCACGCCGCCCTCGCCCCAGGACTGAGCAAACATGGCAGATCTGTCCCACCTGTTCGGCTCCGATCTCTCGGTTGGGCCGACCGGCGACCTCGCCTGGGCCGCCGGCACGACGCTCGGTCAGCAGCGCGTGCTCAAGCGCCTGCTCACCAATCCCGGCGACTACATCTGGCAGCCCGATTACGGCGCCGGCCTCGCGCAGTTCATCGGCCAACCGGCCCAGGCGAATCAGATCCGCGCGGTGATCCGCAGCCAGGTGTTCAAGGAAGCCTCCGTTGCCCGCACGCCCGAACCGGCCATCGACGTGGCCTTCGACGACACCGGCACCTTCTCCGTCGAGCTCCGCTACGCCGACGCGGCAACGGGGCAGACGCAGCTGCTGAGTTTCTCGGCGTCGTAACCGCGCAGCCCCGCACAAAGGCGTCCCATGCAGCTCCAGCTTCAAACCTTCACCGCCCTGGTGAGCAGCACCGTCGCCGCCATCCAGGGCGCGGCGACCCAGTTGCTCGACTTTTCCGTCGGTTCCACCCTGCGCGCCATCGTCGAGGCGAATGCCTCGCTCGCGCTCTGGATGCAGTGGCTGATGGTGCAGGTGCTGCGCACCACCCGCGCGGCGACCTCGCAGGGACCGGATCTCGACACCTGGGTGGGCGATTTCGGCGTCGCCCGCGTGGCCGCCGTCGCGGCCGGCGGCAACCTCGTCTTCGCCCGCTTTAGCCCGGTCGTCGCGTCGTTCGTCCCCACCGGCACGCTCGTGAAAACCTCCGACGGCACGCAGTCCTTCACCGTCATTGCAGACGACACCAACCCCGCGTGGTCGCCCAGCCAGGGCGGCACGCAGAGCGGCTACGGGATTGCCGCCGGCACAGCCTCGGTTACCGTGCCCGCTCTCGCCGCCACGCCCGGCGCGGGGGGGAACGTGCAGCCTGCCACCATCACGCTGATCGCGGCGGCGGTGCCGGGGATCGACACCGTCACCAACCCGGCCGCCTTCACCGGCGGGCTGGACGCGGAGAGCGACCCCGCATTGCGGGCCCGCTTCGGCCTCTTCCTGGCCAGCCTCGCCCGCGCCACGCCCGCCGCCATCGCCTACGCCGTCGCCTCCACCCGCCAGGGCCTCTCCACGCTCCTGCTGGAGAACCAGACGCCCGACGGCACCGCGCGGCCCGGCACGTTCAGCTTCATCGTCGATGACGGCAGCGGCGACCCGCCGGCTACATTGCTGAGCGCCGTCTCCGCCGCCATCGAAGCGGTGCGCCCGCTCGGCGCGAGCTACGCCGTGCAGCCACCCACGGTATTGCGGCCGACGATCGCCATGAGCATCGCCACCGCCCCTTCGGCCAGCCACGCATCCATCGTCGCCGAGGTGGAGGCCGCGCTGGCCGCCGCGCTGAACCAGCTACCCATTGGCGGCACACTCGCCTTCTCTCGTCTCGCGGCCATCGCCTACGGCGCAGACCCCGCCGTGATCAACGTCACGGCGGTAACGCTGAACGGCGGCACGCTCGATCTCGTCCCCTCCGTCACCGGGATGATCCGGCCCGGCGCAATCACGGTGAGCTGACATGACCGGCGATCAGAGCGACATGGTGGCGCGGCTCAAAGCGGTGTTGCCACAGCGCTGGTTCCCGGACGGGACGCCGATTCTAGACGGAGTGCTGACCGGTCTCGCCTCCGTCTGGGCCACGCTCTACGCCATGCTTGGCCATATCCGCGCCCAGACCCGAATCGCCACCGCGACGGACGGTTTCCTCGATCTGGCCTCGGCGGATTATTTCGGCGCCGCCCTACCGCGTTTCCCCAGCGAGAGCGATGCCGCGTTCCGCCTGCGCATTGCCCGCGAGATGGTCCGCGAACGCGCCACCCGCCCCGCTTTGGTCGCCGCGCTGACCGACCTCACCGGCCGCGCACCCGTCGTGTTCGAGTTTGCCCGCCCGGCCGACACGGGCTGCTGGAACAGCGCGCTGGGCTACGGCGCGGGCGGCGGCTGGGGCAGCCTCAATCTTCCGTTCCAAGCGCTGGTCACCGCCTATCGGCCACAGGCGCCGAACCCGCCGGTCGCCGACGCCGACATCCTCGCCGCCATCACCGTTGTGCTCCCCGTCGCGACCACCGCCTGGGCACGCATCGCGGACTGAGCCTTCGCCCCTCGCACAGGGACCCCTCATGGACCGCAATATCGTCTACCCCGGCAGCGTCCCGCTCGACACGGACCTGCTGACCCTCAACCGTAACGCCATGACCGCCCTCGGAGCCCTCATCGCGGCGTCGCTCGGCAGCGCCACGGTGATCGACGGGCTGACGGTCTCGCCCACCACGCCGGTCTCTATGAACATCCAGGTCGGCCCCGGCAGCATCACTCTCGCCACCACCATGGATGCCACCGCGTACGGCTCGCTGCCCGCCGACACCGCCGATCCGGTCGTCAAGATGGGCATCAACCCCGGTTGGACCTTCCTCGCCTGCCCCGCGCCGGCGACGGCGCGCCAGTCAATGATGTATCTGATCCAGGCGAGTTTCGCGGAGACCGACGCCAATCCCGCCGTGCTGCCCTACTACAATGCGGCCAATCCGGCGCAGCCCTTCCTTGGCCCGGCCAATCTCGGCGCGGCCCAACCCACCGCCCGCCTCCAGCGCGTGCTGCTCCAGGCCAAGGCCGGCGCGCCCGCCGCCTCAGGAACCCAGACCGCGCCCGCGCCCGATGCCGGCTGGGTCGGCGTGGCAACGGTCGAGGTCGATGCGGAAACCACTGCCATCGCCATCGGCAACATCGCCGCCCTCCCGAGTGCGCCTGTGCTGGCCTACAAACTTCCTGATCTACGGCCCGGCTTCTCGGCACTCGCCTCGGTCACCGCCTCGGGCGTGTTCATCGTGCCGCAGGCCGTGACGCGGGCAAAGATCACCGTCATCGGCGGCGGCGGGGCGGGCGGATCGGATGCCAGCCTGCCGGGCGGCGGCGGCGGGGCCGGCGGGCAGGCGGTGGTCGTCGTGGACTACCTCGTGCCGGGATCCGCGATCCCGATCACCGTCGGCGCGGGCGGCGTCGCAGCCGGCAGCGGGTTCGGTCCCGGCGGCAATGGCGGGACATCGAGTTTCGGCACAATTGCGTCGGCCACCGGAGGCATCGGCGGCGGCGCGGCACCGGTCGCGTCGGCCTACACCGGCGGCAATGGCGGCGCGGGCTTCGGCGGCACCGTCAACACCAGCGGCTCGTTCGGCACGGACGGCATTCCGGCCGGCATCCGGGGCGGGGACGGCGGCGGGCCCGGCGCGGGGCGCGGGGCCACCGGCGCACCCGGACTGCCCGGTCTCGGCTTCGGCGGGGGCGGCGGCGGGGGCGCGCCCGGCTTCGGCGGTGCCAACGGCGCGCCTGGCCTCGTGATCGTGGAGTTCTGAGCATGAAACGCTTCGCCCGCATCGAGTCGGGGGCCGTCGTTGAAATCGTCGAAACCGACAAGGCAATAGCCACCCTGTTTCATCCGGGCCTGAGCTGGATGGACGTGACCGGCCAGTCGGTCGCCATTGGCGACGTGCAGAAGGGGGCCTCATTCGCGGGCCCGCCGAAGCAAACGCATCCGGCTATGCCGACCGTTGCCGAACTGCAAGCCGAGATCGCCCACCTCGCCGCACGCCTCGATGCTTTGACAAAGCATGCCGGCTGACCGCGCCCGGCCCATCCTCCCCATACTCCCGGAGACCAGCCCATGCCGACCGTGGCCTCGCATCTGTGGCGCCCGAGCACGGCGCGCCGCGTCGTCCTCGACGCGTATGTCCCGATCCCGCGCGGCACCCTGCCTCCCGATGGCGGCGCGCTCGTGTGGCCGGCGAAAGACCCGTCCGACGTGCTGGATTTCGAAATCGAGATCGGCCCGGCTCTGGCTGGCAATGACGGCGACGGCATCACGACCATCGACGTCGTCATCGTCCCGGCCAACGCCGGCGACCTCACGCTGAACAGCGCCGCGGCGGACGGCACCCGGGCGGTGCTCTGGTTCTCCGCCGGGCAGGCGGGCACGACCTATTGCGTGCAGATCACGCTCGGCACCGCCGGGGGCCGCACCATCGGCCGCGCGGTGCTGCTCCCAGTACGGGCGCTGGCCGCCGCCGCCCCACCAGCCAGCGCGCTCACCGACGATTCCGGCTCGGTGATTACCGACCAGAACGGCAACCCCATCCTGATCGGAGGCTGAGACGATGCCCACCATCGCCCAGCTTACCCCGGCACAAGCCGCCGCCGACACCGACCAAATCCCCGCCAGCCAGGGCGGCGTGGTGCGCGGCGTCACCCGCGCCCAGATCGTCGCCGGCCTGCAGCCGCAGATCGCGCTCGCGCAGGGCCAGTTGCTCGGCCGGGCGAGCGCGGGCAGCGGTGCGCCCGAGCCGATCGTGCTGGGGGCGAATCTCAGCCTGTCCGGCAACACACTCGCCGCCGCCCCCTCGCCCTTCGTGGTTGCCGCACTGCCGGCGGGGGCAACGCCCGCGCCGGCCGATCTGATACCGATTGGCCAGGGCGGGGCCAATGCCGCCATCCCATATGCGCAGTTCATGGCCGGCCTCGCCGCCCTGCCGGCCGCCAACGCCGCCGGCTTCACCCTCACCCCCACCGGCGCCACGGCCAGCCGCACTCTCGCCGACCTCGCCGCCGACGCGGTCGCGGTGGAATCCTTCGGCGCCAAGGGCGACGGCGTAACCAACGACACCGCCGCTTTCGCCGCCGCCGTCGCCTCCGGCCATCCCGTGCGGCTCGCCGCCCGCACCTACGTCGTCAACGGCCAATGGACCATCGCCACGCCGAACGCGGTGCTGGTCGGCGTGCCCGGCCAGAGCGTGCTGAAGCGGATGGCACAAGCCGGCGGAGCCTGGATCGCGGTGCAGGCGAACGGCTTCGCCGCCGACGGGGTGATCTTCGACGCCAACGGTTCCCAGATTGGGCAGGACAGTTGGGGCGTGCTAATCGGCACCTCCTGCACCCAGTCCGACCTGCATCGCTGCGCCTTCCGCAACGCCTCGGGCGCGGTGCTGGGCAGCGGCCTCGCGTTCGAGGCCAGCGATCCCGCGGTGTGCCAGCATGTGGTGAGGGATTGCGAGTTCAGCGGCAATGCCGTGCATGGCGTGTGGGTGCAGGCCTGCGCCGGCGTGCAGCTGCTCGGCTGCCGCGCGCATGACAACGGGCAATACGGCATCGTCGCGGATTTCAACGATCCGGCCTTCGTCCAAAAGGTCCATCTCGTGCAGATCGCCTTCTGCCGTGCCTGGAACAATCTGCGCGGCATCGCGGTGGGCAATTTCAACGCCACCAACCAGCAGCCGCCGACCTGGGGAAACGCCAACCCCGACGCGCTGGCCGTCAGCGTCAGCGGCAACATTTGCCACGACAACACGCTGTATGGAATTGCTGCCGCCGGCAGCGGATTGCTGATCGAGGGCAACCTGCTCGCCGCCAATGGCAGCGTCGCCAATGGCGGCGGCGGGATCCTCGCCAACGTCGCCGCCAGCCGGGTGGCCGGGAACATGGTGACCGGAGCAGCCGCCTACGGCATCGATTGCGGCGGCGCGATCGACAGCGACATCGCTGCGAACCATATCGATGGGCCACTCATCGGCATCAATTGCGGCGGCGGCCTGTCGATGCGCGTGACCGGCAACCACGCGCTGGACTGCACCGCCTGGGCCATCGTCGCGAACAACGTCGAAAGCGACGGCGCGGGGAACGGTCCAAGCCACAATTTCGGCATGGCCTGCGACGATCTGACGATCGCCGAGAACTGGATCGGACTCTCCGCCGCCGCCATGGGCGGAATATGGCTGCATGACGGCCCATCCAACGTGCTGGTCGCCCGCAACGTATTCATCGGCACGAACGATGCAGTGGTCGGCAAATCCCTGTGGGCCGGCACCGACAGCGTGCTGATCGAGGGTAATCGCTGGAACGCCGCCGGGCGATTCGTCTGCAACCCGATCGCGGAGAACGGTCTGCAGACCGTGGTGTTCCCAGATATCGCGGATGCGGTGATGCTGACCGACGCGCCCGCGCCGGTGCAGTCGATGCTATCAGCCTATCAGGCGGCAACCTCGGGCGAGCTGGTGTTCGCGCGGGTCACGTCCGGCGGCTCGGGCTTTTCCACAGCCACCGTGACCCTCGGCGGCACCGGCAGCGGCGCCGCCGCCCAGGCGGTGATCTCCGGCGGCGTGGTGATCGGTATCGAGGTCACGGCACCCGGCAGCGGATACGGCCCAACCGGCACCGCCATCCCCGTCACCATCGCCGGGGACGGCACAGGTGCCGCCGCCACGGCAGTATCCGGCATTCCGCTGCCCGAGGAGCGATCGCTGCGGGTGCATTGCAATGTCGGCGTCACCTTCGCCCGCATCGGTTCCAATCCGCTGCAGGAGAACTGGACGCTGGCCGATCTCGCCGTGCCCGCCTTCGGCGATGTCGACTGGACCGTGACCTTCGGCGCCTGGCGGGCTGCCAGGGCGACACGCCCGTAACCGTAAACCGCCGCCTGGCCACCGCACCCCACACCCGAACCCAACCTTCCCCGCGCCGCGTCGGCATGGAGAAGGGGAGGCCACTCATGCCCACCATGCAGCAACTGCCGCAGGCCCTCATCGTCGATGCCGAGGACGAGGTGCTGCTCGCTCAGGATGGCGAGGCCAAGGTGCTCCTGGTCAGCACCCTGCTCGCCAATACCCAGCCGCGCCTCACCCTCGCGCCGGGCGTGCTGCTTGGGCGCGCCGGTTACTTCGTCGGCGGCCCGGAACCGATCGCGATCGGTTCCGGGCTGGTGCTGGACAGCGGCACGCTCGGCGCTGACGGATACTCCGTCGCATTTCTCGACAGTCCCGCCTTCACCGGCAACCCAACCGCGCCGACCGCGCCGAACGGGGACAGCAGCGACACTATCGCCACCACTGCCTTCGTGCAGGCGAACCTGCCGCGTCTGGCCATCCAGGGCGATCTGGTCGGAGCGGGCTCCGGCACCGTCACGGTCACGCTGCCACCGGTCGTCGCGCCCGGCACCTACAGCGCCGTCACCGTCAACACCAAGGGCCTGGTGATCGGCGGCACGACGCTGGATGCAACGGCAATCGACACCGCGTTGGGCTACACCCCCTATGACGCGGCCAACCCGGCAGGGTTTACTTCTCCTGCCGGACTCGACGTATTTCCAGCCCTGGCCTACGGCGCGTTCTTCGATGGCGTGCATGACGATCAGCCCGGCATCGCCGCCGCAATCGCGGCGGCCGAGGCGGCCGGAGGTGGCACTGTGCTGCTCCCCGCCGGGAAGGGATGCCTCGGATCGACGCTTAACCAGACCTTCAACAACATCCATCTAGTGGGCGCGGGCGTGGCCAACGTCTCACACAATACGCAGCCGAGCTACGACATCGGCACGGTGCTACACTGGATCGGCCCCGTGGGCGGCACGATGGCGATGGTCGGACCGACGGAGAACCTCGTCAACGGCCGTTCCATCAGCAACGCCGATGTGCGTGGCATCCTGTTCGACTGCGCGTCCACCGCGGCCTATGGTCTTGTGATCGCGTCGGTCAGCCATTCGAAATTCGACATCGGATACTATCAGCCGCTGGTCTGCGGCCTGTGGATGACGACGGTCTTTCTCCAGGCGCAAACCTCGGCGACCGCGGCCCCGTTCGAGAATAACGACACGCAGCATAATATCACGCGTATCATTGGCTACGCGGTGTTCTATGGCACTACGAGCCTGACCGCATCAGCTGGGGGAGCCACGACCATTCCCGTCGGCAGTACCGCGAACTTCGCCGTCGGACAGCAGGTGCGGGTCGGTTCTGGACTCTATATCGTGGGATCGGTTGGCGCGACGACCCTCACGCTGACCACCCCACTCGCCACCTCGGACGGTGTCTCGGGCACGACTGTCGGTTGTGCCCCGCGCGGGGTCTGGCTGCATGGGCGGACCAATGCGGACCTTCCATCGGGATATTTTCCGCCGGGCGCCACGTCCTTCCCGCAGCTTTGGTCGGGCAACGTGTCCCTCAATCAGTTCGAAAGCATCACGCTGCTGCATTACAACAGCGGTGATGGGCTGACCTTCGGCAACTCGGACCATAACACCGTTGATAAAGCTACCATCTACACGTTTCCATCGGGTCACGGCCTAATATTCGACGGTAGCCCAGGCCTCGGCGAGCAATCGGGACAAAACCGCGTCGGATACTGCTCCGCCGGATCGGTCGTCGCCAAAGGCACCACGAGCTATCCGAATACCAGCGGCGGAACTTTATCGGACGCTTATTTCTGCTCGCAGGACAGCTATATCGGCTGTCTCGACACCGCCAATGGCAACCCGTTCCCGACAATCGAACCGGGCGCGACCATGCGGGTTAACACCGATACGGACGTGACATCCGGGCCGAGGCTGATCACCCCGATTGTCTATGAAGCCGGCTGGGAACCGGTCACCGGGACATTCGTCGCCGACCCGAATACCAGCCTGATGGTGGTGAATAATTCGGCAGACCATATGCGTCTCTGCACTGGTACGGGCTCCTATTCCTGGAGCGTGAACATCGACGGCGACACCGGGAACCTTCGCATCTATCCCACAGGCGGATCCTCGATCGCCGGCATGGCCCTGGGCGGCGAGAGTTCGCCTGCTACCGTGTTGGGCGCATTATCAGTCAACGGACAAACAACTATATGGGGTGCCCTGACGGCCGGCCCCACCTCGATCACCGGACCGCTTTCGGTCCTTGGTGCCATGTCGGCGGCAACGGCAGCGATCAACGGTGACCTGACCGCGAACAGCGCGTCGGTGGCCACCGGCCTGTCGGTCGGCGGCGCCGCATCGGTTGCCGGAGCGCTAGCGACGGCGAGCGCCTCCATCATCGGCGGACTTTCTGTCGGCTCGCTCACCTCATCCGGGTCGGCGCATATCGGTGGGGCCCTGACCGTCCCCACGCCGGCACCGAGCGACAGTAGCACCAACGCTGCGACCACGGCCTGGGTTACGGCCAAAGCCTATCTGCCGCAAATCGCCACCCTCGCCGCATTGCGCGCTACTCCGTTCGCGGCACTTGCTGACGGCACGACCGTGCTGCTCGACGCCTACGCGACCAGGGGTGATGGCGGGGCCGGCCTGTTCACCTGGACCGCCGCCACCACTGCCGCCGACAATGGCGGCACGATCATCAACCCCACAAGCAACGGCGGAGCCGGCCGCTGGCTCCGCCAACTCCCGGATGGCCGGGTCACGCCGCAGATGTTCGGCGCCCTGGGCGACGGCGTGACCAACGACACCGCCGCCTTCACCGCCGCGCTACTCGCGGGCCCTGTGGTCGTCCCGAGCGCCACCTACCGCATTGCCGACCTCACCATCCCCAACGGCGCGTGGATGGAAGGCGGGGCCGGACTCGGCTATTCCGGCGATGTCGGTACAAGCCCGGGCACCGGCCAGAAATCTGCCGTCGTCGCTCCGATCCTGCTGGCGGTTGCCGGTACTACGTCCTGCATCCTGAATGTCTACGGCTGCAACGACGCCACGTTGAAGGGCTTGTTCCTCGACGGTGGTTCCAATACCCCAACCTGTGACGGAGTCTCGTCTGGCTCGACCCAGATAATGATGGAGCATATCACCGTCGTTCGTTGCATTAACGGTCTCGGGTCTGTCAGCAATCCGGACCTCTATACGCATGTCGCTACGCTCATCAACTGCGAGTTTTCCAACAACACCAACGGCATTTCGAACCTGATCGATACCGCCATGATCGGTGGCGCACTGTCTGCCAATACGATCGGTGTCAATCTCGGCTCAGGCGCCAATGCGAACAGCTTCATCGCGGTTCGGTTCGAGTGGAGCATCAACGACGGCGTCGCCGGATATAATGCATCCTCCAACGCTTTCTGCGGCGGACTGTTCGATCGCAACGCGTGGCGCGGCGTCAATCTTGGCGCTGGCTGTAAGGACTGGACATTCGTCGGCGTTCAGTTTGCGCGCAACGGCTCCAACAACGTCTATCCCAACAATAGTCATGTCGCGCTAAACGGGACCACGTCGGTTTTCTTCAACGGCTGTGTCAGCCGCACCGGCACCAACGACGACGGCAGCGGCACGCTCTCGCCAGCCTATTTCGTCAACTACATCAACAGCAACGCGCTGGTCACCATCTCCGGTTGCGACGTGAGCGGCTATGTCACGGCCTTCGCCTTCGGCAGCAATCCGACGAGCTACGTGCAGCGCGACAATTTCGGTGCCGGGGACACGGCGGTCAACGCCGCACGGCCTTATATCGGCGGAGGCGTCGTCGCGCAGACCCTGTTCACCAAGGCGCCCGCCACGATCACGCCGGGCGCATCGACCTCCATCGTGCTCGGACAGTCGCCGATTACCACCAACTACAGCACGACGAGTCGCACGCTTCACGTCACGGCAGTGAACAATAACAATCCCTACCAGTCCAGCTCGGCACGAGTTGCACTCGGTTTCTATCGCGATACCGCGGTTCACGCGCCCAGTGGCAGTGCTGCATATGGCGAGACAGGCGGCACCGGGATCATTACCTGGGGCGGCACCGGCAAGCTCCAGCTCTCCGCGTCCTCGGTTGCTTCCGATGGATCATCCTGGACGCTCGGCATCCTTAATGGCGGGACCTCTGACGGTTCCAACTGGAGTGTCTTCGCAGAGTTGCACTGAGGGACTTTCTACCTTCTCTGACAGGAGTTCTTCGATGTCTGACCCACAAGACCCGCCAGATCCGGCGGCGCGCATGCTTGGCCGTCTGGAAGGGCGCGTCGATGCCCTCGACGAGCGCATGAACCGCCACGAGACCGCAATCACCGCCCGGCTCACATCGATCGATGCGAAGATCGACACTCTGGTCACCACACTCGCCAGCGGCCTTGGCGGCGTGCGTGTCTTTCACTGGATCATCGGCCTGCTACTCGCCGTGGGGGGCTTCATCGCCAATCATTTCTGGCACGCAAAAAACTGATGGACGATCCGTTTATCAAGGCCTTTCAGATTGTGGTTGGTCATGAGGGAGGCTATTCTGATGAATCAAGTGATCCTGGCAACTGGACATCGGGCACGATCGGTGTCGGCCAGCGACGCGGCACCAAATTCGGAATTTCCGCCGCCGCCTATCCATCGACCGATATAGCTTCCCTCACAATCGATGCTGCGCAGACGATCTATCGGCGTGACTATTGGGTACGAATTCTTGGACCGACGTTGCCTCCAAGGCTCGCGCTTCTGGCGTTCGATGCCGCAGTGAACAATGGTGTGGACCGGGCGGCACGGTGGCTGCAGGCCAGCGTAGGAACAGAGATCGATGGCGATCTTGGTCCGCAGACGGTCGCTGCTATCGCGCAAAGGACTGCGACAGCCGACGAAATCACCAACGTCTGCATCGAATTCCAAGCCCAGCGCGTGAACTTCATGGCGACTCTGCCAACCTGGCGCAGCTTTGGCCTCGGCTGGGCACGCCGGCTCTGCGCTCTGCCCTATCAATCCCTGTCCTTGGGAGTGTCCTGATCCATGAACGGAAATCTGCTGCACGTCGTCGCCGCTATTGCCAACCCGGTACGATGGGAAAGCCGTATCCGTCTCGCCCGCCAGTTCGCCTCGCACATGCTCGACAGCGGTGTCTCGCTCACCATAGTCGAATGCGCCTATGGGGAACGCCCCTTCGACCTTGCCGATATCCCGCACGTCAATCATGTCGGCGTGCGGGCTCGGACACTTGTCTGGAACAAGGAGGCGTTGCTGAACATCGGCACGGCGCGCGGCTCGCCGCAGGCGCGCTATATCGCCTTCGTCGACGCCGATATCCGCTTCCGCAAGCCGGCTTGGGCGACCGAGACCGTCCACGCTCTGCAACAGTACGATGTCGTGCAGCCCTGGAGCGATTGCTACGATCTCGGTCCGGCCGACGAGCATCTCCATGCGCATCGCTCGTTCTGTCGCTTGTGGGCCGACGGCAAGCGGATCGTGCAGGGGCCGAACGCAACCGGCGGCTACCAGTTCGGCCATCCCGGCTATGCCTGGGCCTTCACGCGTCAAGCGCTCGATTGGGTCGGCGGACTGATCGACTCCGCAGCGTTGGGAGCGGCCGATCACCACATGGCACTCGCGCTGATCGGCCGCGTGACGGACAGCATTCCGGGGAACATGTCGCCGGGCTACCGCGCGCCGCTGCTGCGCTGGCAGGATCGGGCGATGCGCCACATCGCCGGCAACATCTCCTACGTCCCCGGCACGATCGAGCATCACTGGCATGGCGCCAAGGAGCGTCGGAAATACGTCGATCGCTGGTCGGTCCTGTCGGACAACGCCTTCGATCCCGACACCGACCTGAAACGAAACAGCTTCGGCGTCATCGAACTCTCCGGCAACAAGCCGAAGCTGCGGCGTGACATCGACGCCTATTTCCGCAGCCGCGACGAAGACGCCAACACAATTTCCTGATCGAGAGGAGACCGCGCCATGCGCGTCGCCATACTGACCGCCCTCACGTTGGGCGGCCTGTCCGCCTGCTCGACCGCGATGCTCACATCGCCAGTCGGACAGTTGTTCTGCGCTCTGCAGATCGATGGTGGCGGCAGCGTCGTGGTCGGGCTGATCGATGCCGAGGCATCCGCCCTGCTGCCCGGCGCCGCACCCGTCGCGGTTCTGGCGGCAGGCACGGCGCAGGCCGATCTCGATGCCGAATGCGCCGCCGCCGGGGCATCCATCGGTGGCACGGGAACGGCCGTCCCGGCACCCCCGGGCCCCGTACCCACTATGCCGATCAACCCGATATCGAAAGGACGCTGAGCCATGACACCCACCCTGTTCGTAATGCTCAACAAGGGCCTCGACTGGGCGAGGCAGCCCTCCACCGTCACTGGGATATCCGCCCTTGCCGCCGCCGCTGCGGGCGTCGCCTCCGGTCAGATGAGCCCAAGCACCGCGATCCCGGCAGCCGTGTTCGGGGTGGTTGCCGTGCTTTTGCCAGACAATAGCGCGGCGTGGCGCGACGCGCGCAGACTCGCCTCCGATACGGTAGCCCTGACGCAATCCGGCGGCGTGGCGACCGAATTCGCGCCTGTGCTGGCCGACGCAGCCGCGGTCGCCGCCGATGTTCGGCCGTCCGCATCCGCGCCATCTGGTGACTGATCCGCGACACGCGTGATACGCTTCGGCGGCAATGATAGGCCGCCACCGCGATGCCGCAGGATACAACGCCTGATTTACCAGCCGATTTCGATAATTTGGCCAGCGGTGCGCACGAGGCGGCCCGGCGGCAGGATTGGGGGGTGTCGTTGTCGCTGTGGGGCGAGGCGTGCCGTTTGTTTCCCGAAAGACCAGAAAGTCTGATCGGAGCAGGCGAGGCTCTGTTGCATCTCTCGCGTTACGATGAGGCCGACGAAACACTGACTGCGGCCATGACCCAGCTTCCTGGCGCGATGCGGCCAGCGGAATTGTTCGCTCGCGTGGCGCACGACCGACGTGACTGGCCTGAGGCCATCGCGCGTTGGAAGGCGCTCCGGGTGAAATTTCCCGATCTTGTCGAACCGTTCCGCGGCTATGCTGATGCCCTGCGTGATTCGGGATGCCATGATGAGGCAGAGATCGTCTATCGCCATGCCATGCGGCGCTTTCCAAGCGACTATGCCCTCACTGCGGGTTACGCCCTGACGGCGAGCCGCCAGCTTCTTTGGGACGAGGCGTGCGCGCGTTGGCGGACGGTTAAACGACTTTTTCCGGAAGAATCCGGTGGCGATGCTGGTATAGTCGAGGCAATGCTCGCTCTCGGCCGAAGCGAAAATGCGCAAACCGGGTCGCGCGAGATATCCGCGTTGGCGCCCGAACCCGAAAACACTCCGGGTCACCCCGCTTCACCAGGTGCCGCGCCGCTAGCCATGGCATAA